ATAAATATTCTTAAAACCGTTATAAGTATATAACGTAAAATGTTAAAATTGACTTAAATATTTGTTTATTACATTTTTGTTTTTATATTTGCCTAAACATTAAACATATATGAAAACATTAATCAACATTGGTAAATCAGAAAACGAGGATAGAAGGATTACTATCCAATACCTAGATGACAAGTTCTATATCTCTCACGAAGGTCTTAAAACTGGAGATGAAGCATTATTTGAATACTCTTTTGATGCTTATGTAGCAACTATGAATCTTATGAAAGAGTTTATAACGGAATTATGCTTAAATGATAAACAAGCATTACTAAAACTAAGAGAGGCTAAGATAGCTGATTATAAAATGAAAACTATATTTAAACACGTATAATATGAACAGAAAGAAACTAATTCAGAAACTACAACAATTAATGGATTCTATTAAGAAACCTAAACAAAAAGAAAAGGTGTTTAAGGATTTACTTGAACTAAAGTTGTCTAAGGAAGGTAAGTTGTTTATAGAACTTAAAGATAAATATGATGGGTTTCATAACTAGACTTACGCAAACAGAACCTATAATAGAAGGTAACTACATAGGTTTCTTTGGATATGACTTTACTATCGTTTACGATATTACTAATGATGTGTATTCATACTTCATAGTAGAAGATGAATTAAATAACTATCAATTAGGCACTATAAGATTATACATACTATCAATAGTTAATAGATTAGAGTATGGAGAGTAATGTTTAATTTTATTAACAATTGTTTAAATTTAAACAAATATAACAAATCTGTTTAATTTTTATAAAAACATAAAACAAAATACTTATTTTACGTTATAATATCGTGTAACAGCAAAACCCTATGGAAGGACTATATCTAAGAAACAATATTGAGTTACTAATTAAATATTATGATATTGCTAGTAATAAAATTAAAGATGATATAAATCAATTACTTCTTAAATCTAACAAAGGGATAACTCTTACACAAAAAGAGTTAGACCGAATTAAGAAATACATATTTAGATATAAGATGATTAAAGAATCAGTATCTATAAATACTGATACAAGACTTAATAAACTTACTCGTAAACCTCTTACAATACCATCTAAAGATTTTATCTAATAAATTTATCTATTCGACTAAATTTATATTCCCAAAAATTGAAAAACCAGTTTTAATCAAAAAGATATTTTACTATTTGATTATTTTTTGAATTTATTGGATTTTTGTTGAATTTATAAATCGGCATTACTAAACAGATCCAACCTCCGTTTTACGTAAATTTAACAAAATTTTAACATAATACACTTGCATAATTAAAATATCCATTCTAAGACAATATAATTAGTAGAGTAGTATCTTAGTACTTAAGTGGTAAGAAAGTTGTTTAAATAGTGTTTAAAATGTGTTTTATTGGGGGTTTAAAAACCAATAAAGTACTACAAATAAATATCAACCAATAAAAAAATAATTGATAAACTTTTTTGATGCAAAAATGTATTAATATAGATATATTTTATAGTTAATTATTGGGTATAAAAAAACCTCACTTAAGAGGTTTTAATTTGTTTACTGATTAAATTATTTTTTTATATCTTATAAATTTATAGTCAAAAATTCAGTTTCTTTTTTTATGATATCCACTAAAATAAATTTGCTTTCGTTGCCGAATTTTTTGCGGTGGCGTGTTAAGTCATTGGTTAAGCAGAAGTTTTTCATTTCATTGTTTTGAATTGTATATACTAAAAAGTCTTTTTTTGTTGTAGCTATTTGGATAGCTTTAAAAATTGATATTTTCATATTGTTACTGTATTAAGTTTTTAATATAATTAATTTCGTTTATATCTATATTGTGGCAGCCAACTCTTAAAATATTATCAAAAGAGCGTACTACAAATCTATCATCAACTCTTTGCCCTACTATATTTTTTACCTCAATTAAAGATAACAACCTCTTTGCCTCGTTTATTGGTATTTTAACGTTTTGTGAGGTTTCTATATTTTCACCGTTTAAACGCAAATAATCTTTTCCCGTATTATTTCTAAAATAGTTTATTTCTAAACTTTTCCAATCTTTCAACTTTTGTTCAATTTCTTTTTTTGCTTTCTCTTTTGCTTTTCTTTGTTGCTCTTTTATAGTTTCTTGCAAATTATCTAAATTACTATAAAACTGTTTTTTAATATCTAATATTTTATTGTGTTCACCTGTATTTTCGTGGATAGGTTTTTTAGTATATTCTAAAAACTCAAAATATTTTTTTAAAGTGTGGTCTATTTGCGAGATGTAAATCTCTTTGTTTTTTGTTGCACGTGGCAACTTATTAAGCCGAGTAGATATATTTTCATAAACTCTTTCTGTATCTACTTGCTCGGTAAAAAATTGCTTTTTGTCCCTTGTCGCGTTTATTATTAAACTAATATGCTTTGCTGTTGTATTACTATACCCTTTGTTATTTATTACTATTGTATTGCTGTCGATAAATTCGGCAAGTAAATAGTGATATCCATAAGAGTATATTTTGTTACCATAAAAGAACATACTATTGTTTGATGTTCTACCCTCGTTTTGTGATTGCTCGTTAAAAACGTGGCAAATTTCGCTGTTTGTAAATACTTTTTTCATTTTATTTATTTTTAATTATTGTATGTATTTTAAAATTGTTTATATCTGTCAAATTGAGTTTTTGTAATTTTCTATAAAAAAGCAAACATTTGTTTGGGGTTTTAAATTTTTTTAATACTTTGTAATTATCATCATCAAACCTATAAAGCAATAAGGTTTTGTTTTTAGCAAATAATTCATCTATATTGCTATATTTTCCGTTTGGCACCCCTTTGAATATCTTTAGTTGCATTTTATTTATTTTTTAGTTATTATTTCTATTATGTTATTTAATTGCTTACTATTTATTGAAAGGTACTTAGTTTTGTTGCCGTAAAAGTCATAAAAGTGCACGTTGTATGGTTTGTCACTATTCAAGACTAAATTTTTAAATTGCTCTTGTTCGTATGTTTTCATATTTAATTATTTAAAGTTTCTTTTATTTCGTTTATTATTTTTTCGACATACCAGTCATTTCTGATATTGTTGTAATTTTCTAGCTTATCAACTAAAATATTAATTTTTGTTTTTTGTGTTTCTTTTATCATTATAGGACAAAATCGTATCTGTTTATAAATTGATTAACTATTAATATGATACCTAAAATTGTCATAATTAAACCTGCGATTTTTTGTGCTGTGTTGAAATCTTTCATTTTGTTTATGTTTTAAATTGTTATTGATGAAGCAAATATACAACTTTATTTTAATTACACAACAAAAAAACAAAAAAAATTACATTATTTTTTCAAAAAGTTACATTAATTAATTTAATATGTTAGTTTACAACAAGTTAGCCCCATAAATTTGTATAAATTATTTTTGATCACAAAAAAATATAATTTGCAATAATATGTACACGTACACGACTACAAAAATAAAATTACAAAAACAAGTATTTTCGATAGATATTTTTTATAGTAACTATAAAGAAAATTTATACAATATTTTTAGTAGTATGCTATGCAAGGTAGTGGGGGGGTACCCCCTAGTTGTTAAACAGGGATAGGGGTAGTTGTTAAACACGGATTAGGTTCATATTAAACACAAGTAGGGTATTATGTTAAACACGAGTAACCCTAGTTGTTAAACACGGATTATAAATTTACCCATTATATCAAATCGAGATTAAATAAAATAAAATATGACAGAAATTTTTAAAGACTACCCATTAGACAATCGTTATAAGGTTTCTAATACTGGAAAAATATTAGGAACTCACGGCAAAGTAATGAAACATTGCTTAAGTAAATTTGGATACTATAAACTATCTATTGCTAAAAAATCTATATATATTCATCAAGCAGTTGCACAAACTTTTCTTAGTTACGAAAGAGATGGTACAAACAAAACGGTAGTTGACCATATAAACGGAATAAAAACAGATAACAGATTAGAAAATCTTAGGATTATATCAAATCGAGAAAACTTATCACGTAGAGGTGGCACAAGCAAATATGCTGGAGTTCATAAACAAGGTAATTCTTGGATAACAATAATAACACTAGATAATAAAAAATACTATTTAGGTTCATATAAAACCGAAGAAGAAGCTCATATAGCTTATTTAGATGCTTTATACGAATACGAACTAACCAAATAGGCTAGTTGTTAAACATAGATTAATTTTAAGATAGTTTTAAGCTATATTTTTTTATTTTTAATAGTTAGATACCAAAAAGAAAAGAGAGGTCGTTAAAACCTCTCTAATCAATCCAAATGAAAAGCACATCACTATCCTTTAAATAATAAAACAGAATCATCTTCTACTTCATTGCTAGTTACATAATTTGTACTAATATAATTCTCTATATTCTTAACATCATCAAGGCTTAAATCAATCAAGTAGTTATTTATTTGTCTTTCCAAATTATACTTCTCCATATCAAATTCATTAAGCCTAGATATTGCTTGACAATGGTCTTTTAAGTCAGCATCAAAACTTCTTATGTCTACATCTACTTCTATTAGGTTTTCTATTGTTTTACAAGCGTGGAGAACTGTTGCGTGAGTTTTAGGATTTCCTTCTTCATTCAGAAAGAACTCACCAATCTCTCTAAATGATAATTGTATATGTTTTCTTATGTAATACATTGCCATTTGTCTAGGAATAACTACATAGGCTTTTCTACCTAACTGATTACATTTAACATTAAAATAATTATCTATGTAGTCTATAATTTGATTGGCTTTATCAATCTTTAGTTTGATTGACATTAAATTACGTTGCTTGTATTTTGTTTTCATATTAATATTTTTCAAAATTAGACGACATAAAATAATCAAATGATATTTGTCTTTTTCTTTCTTCACTATACATTTCTTCTTGAAATTCAGCTAATGATTCTTCTGCACAAGAAAATAACCAATCTAAAGTTTCATCATCTAAATCAACATCATCCTCTCCAACCCAAGCCTTGCACTCAAACTCTCCACTAGAATAATAATATATTTCTATACCATAATCTTCATTATGAGTAAAAAACTTTACACCATCAGTATCACTTAAATAACTATCGTAGTATTCAAATTCTACTACTTTTTCTAAAAATTCTTTGTTTAATTCCATTTTAATATGTTTTAATTATTTAGCAAATATATAAATAAAAACTAATATACCAAAAAATAAAATGTTAAAATTATCGTATTGCGTAAACACCTGCAGATAACCCTTGTGCTAAGTACATTAGACCATACCTCATAGCATCAATATAATGGTTAAAATGCTCAATAGGTCTTTCTCCTTTTTCGTGCCAAACATAGTTATTAATCTCTTTGACAATACCTAAAGACTCTTTATCCACTATAATCTCATAGTCTTGTAACAAAGCAATACCACTTAATATACTACCTTTTTTCTTTATAGTTGGTCTTATATTTAAACCTCTATCTTTAAGTTCTTTTATAAGTCTAGGCTCTGAATTATCACAAATAATCAAACTTAAACCACATTCAGCTTTATTCTTAGCGTAAATATCAGTTGTTTTCATACCTGCTTTACCATAGATTTCCTTAACCCACATCTTTCTAGCCTGTTTGTCGATAGAAATCTTTACAAGTGTTGTCAAATCCTCACTAAAACCAAAATCTTGTCCGTAACAAGTAGATTCTGTTTGTATAAAATCGCCTATTCTCCAATTAGATATAATTGTGCCTTCTGCTTTTTCTTTCCAACCACCTAAAATCTGATGCTCGTATTTGTCAGGAGATTTCCTTTTAATATCTAAAACTGTATTAATGAAAGATTGCTCTAAGTTAGTTATATTATCCTTGTAAGTTGTATGGATATAGGTTACATTATTCTTTTTAGTATTACTACCTGATTGCACTTGTGCATCTCTAAAGAATCTTTGATATATCCAATGTTCCTTTGTTGCTGGGTTTAATATCAAAATAACTCTATTTTGCTTACCCATTGCTCTAACAGATAAATCAATCTTATCAAACACTCTTTCATCATCTAATTCTTCTGCTTCATCTACTACAAATGTAGTAATACCATTCAAAGACTTTAAAGCTGCTGTATTGTTTCCTGATGATGTTTTAATACCTTTAAAGATAATAGAACTACCTGTTGTAAGATTCATAATCTCATCTCTAGTAATCCTAAAATCAGAGTTCTTACCTAATAGTTCAATCTTTTCAATAAACTCAGGTATAATAGAGGTATGAGCAGATTTCATAGTGTATCGTGTGAATAATACCTTATGACCTTTTTCATAAGTAAGTAACAATAAGAATACAGTTACACCAAAAGACTTACCACTACCACGACCCCCTGTAATTACAAAGTACCTACTATCGTCATTAAATAAAGGAATGTATTTATCATTAATCTTTAATTCCATTATCTATTTTATTGGTTATATCTATAATTTTATCTTCTACTTTCTTTTGTATATCATTACTATTAAAAAAGTTGATTGTAGGTGCGTTGTTTACAATTCGTTCATCTTTAGTTTCTTCGTAAGCTAAATCAGTAAGTAATTTTAGATGGTTATAGCTACCTTCTTTAGCTTTTTGTGCCATAGTTTCAAATAAAGCTACTTCACTACCAAATATGTTTTTAATAGCTTTTTTAGCATACACTTTACGTCTATTTTTCTTTGCTGTGTTTAATGCGGGTACATTTGACCTTTCTCCAATAGGCGGTTTAAGCATAGGAATACTTTTCTTCTTACTATTGTTTTTTCTGCCATCTGTATTCTTAATTTCTTCTGATTTAGCCATAAAACTATTATTTATATGTTAATATAACGTTTAAAAATCAATTTGTTTATTAATAGCTGAATATAGGTAGCTTATTATCATCTAAAAAGAAATAGAAGTCCTCAAATGGTGTATTTCTACTTCTTTTGCAACTTACTTGCATCTTACCAGCTGTTGAATCAAATTTCAACTCCATTTGAGTTTCAGCTTTCTTCTCACATAAGCTACCTAAGTGTCCAGTTGGCTTATCTGAACCAAAATTGCTATGGATAACGGTAATTATATGACAATTATACTTGGTTGTCCAAGTCATAAGATTTTGTATAACATCATTACATTCGGATAAGTTATTTACGTCAGAAACTAAATCAGCAATACCATCAATAATTACCAATCCTATCTGTTTACCATTTTTACTTTGTGTTTCTAACTCAAAATTAATAAAATCAATCCTATTTGCATAACTCATTTCTCTTAAAGCAAATGGATGATAGAAATCTAATTTTAGGCTAGGATTCATTCTCTGCACCCTCTCTGTAACTAATTTAGCGTGAAATTTAGATTGCTCTGTATCAAACCATAGTATTTGCTCATTTGTTCTATGTGATTTAATATCTCCTTTATATTCACACTCATTAGAAGCATAAGCACTTGCAAGTAAAGATATGAAGTAAGTCTTAAAAGACTTTGGTGGTGCTTGTACGAATGAAAAGTTGCCCATTGTACCTATTGGAATAGGATATTTCTTTAATGAGTTTTTACCACTTATAGTATAACCACAACTAAGTGCTATTGGAGGGTGTTTAATTTCTTCTTTTATGTCAATAAAACAGCTGTTTCTTATCATTTGATAGTACAACATCTTTTCTGCACTCATTGGTTGATTCATATTAGTAAAGTTTAAATAATTTAATAAATAAAGCCACAATAGTAATTATACTAAACATTAATATAAAGTTTGTAATTGCAATAAGCAAGAATCCGTATTTTAAATTACTTTTTTTCATAATTCTATTCTATTGCTGTGTAATAATTCATTAAGTTTATCTTGGCAATCGTAAAAAGCCTTAATTGTATCTTCTTCTGTGCTTTCTGGAGCATATTTAGTTTGACCTCTTAACCATTGGGTTAAATCCCATAGAACACTATACATAGCTGATGCTTGATTAAACATATCAAATTCATCTTGTTCTTCTGGTAAGTTAAATTTTATTATTGCTTTCATATATAATCAAATTTTAAATAATAATCACATTCTAATCCGTTGTTTGGCGAGTTTAAAAAATAACTTTGTCCAAACTCGCTAGGTGTTGCCCTGTATCTATAACAGATTTCTTTAATTTCGCAACCTTTACCCTCACACATTGTAATATCTGCCATTTTTTTTATTTATACCATTAATAAATTGTTTTTATGATATTTTTTGCAACTGCTTCAACAACATCAACAGTAACTGCATTACCACACATTTTATATCTTTGAGTGTCAGATATATCACCAATTTCTTTTCCATACTTTGTCCAATTATCAGGGAATCCCTGTAGTCTTTCGCACTCTACTGGTGTCAGCCTTCTTATTTTGTTTTGTATGACTGCTTGATTGCAATGAGTGTCTAATGTCTGAGCAACGTCCTTGCCAACCCTACCTCTTCTTGTTTTACTTGTAGGTACAGCTAAGTTTACTGAGTCTCCTTCTGTTGCTAACTCATAACCTCTTTTAGTTGCTGAGTTCACTTTTATTAATTGATTGTCAAAGTTTACTCCCTTATGATAACTTGTGGTGATACAGGCGGACGTGAGTTTATCGGTCTTTTCATTATTCCCTGAATTGATTTTTCCGATAGGAAATACTTGTCCTCCACTTCCGTTTCCAATATATCCGACAAGATAGATTCTCTCTCTATTTTGGGGTAAAAACCACTTTGTATTAAGCAATTGCCATTCAAGTCTATAACCCCCAATGTTGGCAAAGGCTTGGATAATTGCCCAAAAATCTTCGCCATTGTTTGAGGAGAATGTTCCTTTAACATTTTCCCACACAAAAAAACGTGGTCTGCACTCATCGATGAGTCGAATTGCTTCGGTAATAAGGGAACTTCTATTTACTCCCATCCCTTTACGCTTTCCAGCGAGACTAAAGTCCTGACAAGGGCTTCCGAAAGTGATAACGTCAATTTTTGGTAATTCTGTTCCTCGAACATCTGTAACTGATCCAACATAATTTGAATTTTTAAAGTTATTTTTATAAACATCTATTGCGTATTTATCAACTTCTGAAAAGTATGAATTTACTTCAAATCCTGCTTTTTCAAAGCCTAAATGAAATCCGCCAATTCCACTAAATAAATCTAAATGATTGATTTTAATTTTTTCCATATTAATCTAGTTTTAAAAAGTCAGCAGAAGCGTGTTGTGTAAACCACTCCTTATTCTCTTTATACTTATCAATTACTGCATCAATCATTACAAGTTCATCTAATGATGTTGTAGATAGTTTACTTATAAGTTCAGTTGTCTTACGCATAACGTTCATTGTCATTTCTTCATTATTAGCATAAACACTATTATAATCTTCTGATACGTATCTCTCTAATGTAGTTACAAAGTTATTACACATCATCTTTACCTCTCTCCTATACTTTGTAGTGCCTTTTAAGTTATCAATAGATTCAATTAGTAATTGACCTAATAATACTACTTTTAAATAATCTAATTGTGCTTTATTCATTATTTATGTTTTAATTGCAGAGGAACTTTTACATCCCTCTGCGTAATTAATATTAAAATGGTAAATCAGCTGTTACAACCTCTTTCTTTTCTGTTTTAACATCATTTCCTGCTACAAATACTTTCCAAGCCTGTAAAGAGACACTATATCTTTCTTCTCCATTCTTATCTTTGTATTCTCTTGATGCGATATTAAAATCAACTTCTACTGTTTGCCCTACTTTATTATATTTAACAAAGTTATCTACCTTTTCTTCTCCAAATATCACAAAAGGAATAACATTATTATACTTGTCATCTGTTTTAATAACAAACTCAATGTTTTTCCAAGTTCCATTTGAACCTTGTCCACTTTTAGCTTTACCAATCTTGGTAATTGCACCTACTTTTTTTAATTCACTCATAATTACTATTTATTTAGTTGTTAATAATTTTTCTATTTGTTCTGTAACTGTGTACTTTAATTTTACTTGCTCTAATGTATAACCATTATCCAAAGCAGTCTTAACCTTTTTAAAATCCTCCGTACCTACTTTTAGTATTGGTAATTGTTTTTCGTGAGTATTTAAAGCATCACTATCTTTTGTATCATCAATAAGCAATAAGTTGCCTAATGCATATTTCTTAGCATAACTACTTGCACTACCTGTTCTTTGTGGCATCTGCATACCTTTAGCATCTAAGTCTATTAAGGCTGTTGCTACTGAATGTGATTGACCACCACTTTCTAAATCGCTACAATAAGCAATACTTTCGATATAAGGCATTCCTGCAACTTCTAACAATGTTTCAGTAATAGTAAATACTACTTTATACTTGTCTTGTATTGGTTTAATAGCTTCTAATATATCTTCTGCTGAACGATAATTATAATTACCAAACTTGTTTTTCTGTCCTTTATGGACTTTTAATTCTAACTGAATTTTCTGTAACTTTTCTAAAAGTGTCATTGTTTAAAATTTAAAATTAATATCTTCATCCTTTACTACCATTAAAACCTTGTAGTCAGGTAATTCTTTCTCGAAATGCTCTCTTACAGCATCGTACTTTTCATCAGAGATATACTCATCGTATTCTATTAAAAATATTGGCTTACTCATAATTACTAAGTATTTCTCGTCTTATTACTCTTTTGTACTCTCTCGGACAATCAACATCACATAACTCTAATATGTATTCGTTTAATTGTTGCTCTACTTTTTTAAGCCTATCAACTTCATTCATTAAAGCTAAAATCCTTAATCTCTGAAATTCTATTAAATCTTGCATCTGTATTTGTTTTTAATTACGATGCTAAATTAATAATTATTTTCAATTATACAAACTTTTAAATGTTAAAATTATGTTAAAAAAGTAAGGTGGCTATTAAACCACCCTACCAAAACATAAAAAAACAAAAAATGAAATCAAAAAAAGCACAATTCAGATTTCTTAATATAGTTGTCAGTATCAAAATAAATACTTTCATCAAATAAGTGTATTCTCTCAACACCATATTGTATCAATCCTCTTACTATTCTAAATCTATGATTTTTGTTTAAGCATCTAAACTTTACAGCCTTACCTAATCTATGAGGACTATCTGTGTTAAGTAGTAATCTATCTGCATAATTCTTAGAGGTGTATCCTAGTTCAATAAACCCAGTTAATCGCTCTTTATAAAATACGGTGTCTAATATAAAAACAGGAGAACTTTCCATAAACCTCTTACCACTACCAAAATTATCAGGACTATCAAACATACTCCATTTGAGTACCTTTAAACCTTCCTTATCATCTTCTTCTGTGTATTTATCGGTATATTCTACTGAATAATACTTAAAGATGTCATTTCTTTTCTTGTAAGGCATCTTATCTCTCGTTTCTTAAATAAGCTATCTCTCTTTCTAAATAGTCTTTAGCTTTAAGTAGGTCTCCTAATTCATCTTGCTTTTTACCAGCTCTAGCTACATATTTCATAACATTACCTCTATTGAAATTAAGAGAGTAATCTTTACAAACATCTATAATATCATAATCTCTACCCGTTTCGTAATGTGTTTGTGTTGCCTTCATATTAATTGTATATTAATGTTATTGTTATTTTAAATAATCCTAAATAAATGTCAAAGTCTTTCTCTATTACATCATCTTCAATAAACTCATTTTCTTGCACACCTAACAAAATTCCTTTTATTAATGTTAAACTTATTTCGTAAGCATTTAATTTCATTTGTTATATTTAAAACCTTGATTCTTTGTAATCCTCTAATCTCATAGGTACTGCAATAGCTTCTTTACCACCAATTACAACACCACATCCAATAGCAGGTTTCTTTCCTGCCTTAGCGTAAGAAAAAGCATATTGTTCGTGATCTATTCCACAACCTACTTGCATTCCAAATACTCTGTTATTTCTGCCTACAACATATTCTGTGTATAATTGTGTATGTAAATGTCCTTGCACTATTGATTGTAAATCTACCTTACATTTAGTCCTAGCTGTACCAGCTTCTCCGTGAGCATATAACACACCATCAATTTCTATTTCTGTAACGTAGTTCCAAGTAGGCACTTCCAACACATCATTATATTCTTTTATCCATTTCTTAGGAATACCACCTGTTTGTGCTTTACGCATTACCATACGTGTATGATTACCTATAACCACATCAACATTAGGAAATACTTTGTAATATCTTTTAAGTCTTGAAATAGCGTAGTCTAACTCATCTCCACCACCTAAACCGTCAGCATCTGTTTCGTGGTAGCTACTATAATGGTTATCAATTTCATCTCCAATATGTACTACTCTATTGCAATTATACTTATTGTACGTATCAACTAAGAAATCTAAGTACGTATCTAAATCGAATGGGCAGTGAGTATCGCCTATAACTAATACTCTACTTTCTTTGTTTGTCCAATTCTTATACATTTCTTTCTCTTTAGGATTTAATCTAGGTCTAAAATCTTTATTGTGTTTTGCCATTATTTAGTTTTAATTGTTTGTACTTGTCTAATGCTTTTCTAATACCTTCACAAGCCAAATAGCTTTCCTCATAAATAAAAGTGTCAATATCCTCCACAAGTTTTTCCTCTGATACTCCACTTAACAATTCCTCTAACGCATCAATATAATACATAGATATTATTATCTCGTTTTCTAAATCATATTCCAATCCTAATTTCTGAATTTGCATCTGTTCTTAGTTTTAATAAGTTATATGTTTCTTTAAACAATCTTTTAGCATCATTACCATATAACTCTATGTATAATGCGTAAACTCTTTTAATACAATCTAATTCTGATTTAACACCAAACAACATCTTTCTTGCAGCAACCTTACCATAACCTAAACATACTTTAATATTATCAGCAGAATCTCCTACAATCATTTGAGTATAAAAGTTTTTAATAGCTTCTAATGGTTCAATCTTATCTAAAGTTCTTCTCTTGTAATACATATCAAAATACCAACAAGAGAATTGCTTATAATCTTTATCGTTAGCTACTATTATAACACTATCATCATCAAACTTATCAACTTCATTTTTCCATAGTGTAGCAACAACATCATCTGTTTCAACTCCATCTCCCCAATAAGAATTATAGTTTGTTTTTACTAAATTATGTAATTCGTGTAAGAACTTAGGTTTTTCTCCTCTATTAGCCTTGTATTGGCTGTTTAAAGCTATTCTAAAGTTGTTTCTACTACCATTGCATAGTAAGTATTCATCTACCTCACAATACTCGTTTAAATCCTCTTTAACAGATTCTAAAGACTTAGTAAATGTTTCGTAACATTCCTCTAAAGTATCTTTAAAAGAAGAAGCGTAAATTAAAGAATCTGCATCGATTATTGCTTTCATATTATTTGTTTAGGCAAATATACGTTATATTTCCCAAACTGCCAAATAATTATTAATATTTTCTAACAATCCCTTAATACAAGGCATACATTTAGTATTTTTTTGTGTAGTATTAAAAATACTATTGTAAATATTTACTATTCTTTCTCTTGTATCGTAATCAAATCTTGATGTAGATGGTTTAATATTTTGCTTATACCATAAGTAATCATCTTGTGAAATACAATTAACTTTTCTTCTACTCCACAATCCTATTTTATTAAACTTCTCTTTACGTTCTTCACAACCACAATTATCAGTAATAGATTCTACTACTTTTTTAATTCCAGTAACCTTTGTAATAGCTTCTACAACATCTCCTAAGCCAACTTTATTTTCTTTTGATATATTCTCCTTAATAGTGTCATAAGATTGCTTAGAAGCTAAGTATTCTTTGTACTCTCTATAATCTTTTGAACGTTTATCTATTGTTTCAAAATAACCTGTCTTTTCTAAATCTTCGTAATATTTATTATCTTTCATTATATTTATTGTATTTGTTATATATTAGCTCATAGACCCTATCTATTTCTTGTTGTAACTTTTGTCTTTCTTTAAATGTAGCTTGTCCAAACATAGTCTTACCTTGTTGTATTGTTTGTATTCCAAACTTTCCGTTTATATTTATATGGTTATAAACCTCAACTACTACTATAACGTTTTTACTACCTTTCTGTTTATCAGAGTCATAAGGAAATGCAGATACATAGTAGTTATTATCCCAACACCATTTCTTATAATTATTTAAAATCTCCATTAAAATAATCTTCTATATCTTCTCCAAACTTATCAAATAATTCTGACTTTATATTCGCTATTGAATTATGTATAGAACTTAAACTTATTCCTGTTTGTCTAGCCAATTCTCTTTGTGTAATTGATTCTTGTATATTAGTATTATCTTTATTAGTTTGAAATCCAAAATATAACTCTAATAGTCTTTTATCATACACATTCCAATTAGAAATATAATCTCTTATTTTGTCTGATAAGTCGTTTAAGTATTCATCTTTTTCATAGTTATAATCTGTATCTAGATCTTCTATTGGAAAATCTAAAGGTACAATAATTTTTCTTTTATTCTTTCTAATCTTATCTATAAATAGACTTCTAAGAATATGATATACGTAGTATTTATTTACATCATTTTCTCCATAACCTATATTGTAGTTATTAGGATGGTCGTAAACCTTTAAATACATATCTTGTACTAAGTCTTTAGCTTCATCTACATCAGCACCTAAATTAATTAACATCTTTAACCAAAGTTCATTGTGTTTAGCAAGTTTATCTAGCATTATATTTCTTTTATTGTTATTTCAACTCTAGGATTATTTTTATCTATTTCTGTTGGTAATATAGTTTCTGTTTTAATATAATCATCATTATCATCTATCCAACAACCATATTCTGTAATAGCATCTAATAGAAATTTACTTACAATACTTATAATATTCATTTTATCTAATTTCCTTTTAGAACCTTTAAATATCTTATAAGTTATTTCTACTGGTGTAGAGAACTTTTTGTGCGATAGCACATCCTTAAACAACTCTTTATACACTATTTTAGCATCATTACTTGTCCTATAATGCAAGTTTCTGTAAACGTTTAAATTTAATAAAACCTTTATACTTTTAGTTTTTCTAGGTACTATAACGTACAAAGGAGATATAATGGTATATGTCATATTTTTTCTGATTCTAACCAAGCTACTGCATAGTTATATGCTAATACTAATTTATACATATCCATTGGTCTAGGATTAATTTTAACTCTTATATTTTTTCTTTTGTATATGTAATTTTCTATTACTATACACATTTGTTTAGTATCTTCCATATTTAATTAAAGATAATCATTATTTATTTAATATACAAATTTATTATAATATTTTTCACTTAAAACACTAAAATTTTTATATTTGTCTTTTTTTTAGAAAGAACAC